TTACGGGGTAATGCCAACCGCTGCCGCCACTTTGTCGCCACTTGGCAGCGTTGCCAGAGGGTTGAAACGGAGCGCCGTTTCCAGATGATCCGGTGCCAGATGTGCGTAACGCATCGTCATTTTTATATCGTGATGCCCGAGAATTTTTTGTAAGGCCAGGATGTTTCCACCCGACATCATAAAATGCGCCGCAAACGTATGACGCAGAACGTGTGTCAGTTGACCGCGAGGGAGCACGATAGACGTTTTTTCCATCACGGATAAAAATTGAAAATAGCAGTCTTTAAAGAAATTGAACCCATCAAGTGCCATAATCTCTTCGTAAAGCTCTTTACTGATGGGAATGCTTCTGTTTTTCTTCCCCTTCGTTCTGACAAAGGTAATTCGGTATTTAGTCACCTGTGAACGGGTAAGATTTATTGCTTCTCGCCAGCGTGCGCCTGTGCTTAAGCATATCTTGACTACCAGTGCCAGAATTGGGTCCTGACGTTTGCAATCAGCCAGCAATTCAACAATCTGTTCATGGGTAAGCCATGCCATCTCTTTTTCTGCGATGGTGAATTTTCGCATGTTCTCCAGTGGGTTCGGATACGACCATTCGCCCAGGCGGGATAGTTCGCTAAAAACACTACTTAGATAGCTTTGCTCCAGGTTAACGGTGACCGGGCTTGCTCCTTTCTTCCATTTTTCGCTGAAGTAGATCTCTCCTGTCAGGCGTTTATCTCGATAGTGGGCAAACATTTTAGAGGTGAGATCGGTTGCAATGGGATTTCCCAGAGCGTCAACCATCAACAGCAATTTGTCATAGACATGCTGCCCAGCCGTCAGAGATTTACCATGTAGTTTGAACCATAGCTCAACCACGTCTTTCAGTGTTCGACGATCCACTGATTCACCCAGCCAGGGTTTTGCTTCGGTTTCTTCCATCGTGTGACGCTCAAAAGCCAATGCTTCACCCTTAGTTGCAAACTGCTTACGCACACGCCGCCCATTGCGCCCGGCGGGGTAGCATTCACAAATCCATTTACCTGTGTTGAGTTTTCGTACTGCCATAAAAAAGTCCTCATGTCTGAGGACCAAATTTAACTGTATGTTTGAACAGTGGTCAATGTTTAAAGATCTTCAATTAAACATTTCATTGGAGCAAGAAAACTTTTAAGGTGTTTTTGAATATTCTAACAGGGTCTTCTACACCTGCATTTCCTTTTAAAATATGATAATCACTTATTTCAGCCCATCTGTTTTTTTCATCGTTTTCAGAAGGAAGTAAAGGAGAACCTTCTGGCATATATTTATAAGTTATACCAAATAATGCATAATAGTAGATGTTGATGTTATATTGATCTGTCTGATATGGGAGTCTATTAACACCGAAGAAATTGATTATTAATTGTGCATCTATTTTATCTTCTACGTAGTTAAGGGCCAGTTCACGACCAAACGAATAAAGAATTACTGCAAGGGTTCGATAACAGCAATAGCCTGGTATAAATTTATTGCTGATTTCATTTTGAGATAAAATTTGATAAATTTCTAGATATCTTGATAAGGTTTCAACTTCCCGTAGCGACAAGCCTTTTAGTTCGATAAATTTTTGAACTATATGAATACTACTTTCTCCAATTTCTTTTAGTCTTTCAGACTCGTTACATAGCATTCTAAAATGAGAGTTCGAAGCCAAAATTTTATCGTAATTGTTTTCAGTGAAAGTCACTGGCAGGCTGTAAGTGAATTTTATAAATTTATCAAGATATCTTTCTGAGTCAACACCTGCACCGTAAATATGATTTATTGATGCTTTCAATTGTGAGATGTTAGCAACTAACAAGAAGTTAAGATTTTCAGTGTCAAAAACATGTTTTATATTTTCGATGATAGAGATGGCAAAGCTTGGTTTACAACGGTCAAGTTCGTCAATGATAATTGTTATTTTATTTTCGCTAGTTAGTTCAGCAAGTACTTCCTTGAGAGCAAGCAAATGTTTCTTTGCTTCAATATGATCATCAAGCAGTGCTTCTACAGTACCATCTATAGCTGAGTTAGCCGCATCTTTAATAGCATCTTCGAATTCATCCGCAATATCATCTGCATTTTGTTTTAAAATCCACCCAGCGCCAGCTTTGAGTACAGTTTTAAGTCCAAATCTCAATGCTGGTAATGCCTTTGATATTAATTCCTTCTTTTCACTCTCTGGATATAATGCAACTATTGCAGCCATTATAGTAAGTATGGGAGCATCATTATGATCTTCAGTAAATGCATCAATATATACTACTTTATGCCCAGATTCATTTTTTTCAATCAATGCCGCTAATTTTTTTGAAAATTCGGTTTTACCGGTACCCCAGTCCCCATCGATAACAATAGGGGATATTTTTAAGGGGGACTCGAGTAAGCTTATTATTTTTTCAGCAATGATTTTTCTATTATACTCATCTCTGTTTTCAAAAGTCATATCATTATTCATATGAAGCAACCTTAGTTTTTAGAACATATTTTCTTTGACTTGCTTGGCGTTCCATCATTGCAAACGAACTTCCCATCAGATGTACAATGTGAAACTCCCCCTTTCTTACCAGAACATGGATAATTTTTTGCAAAACTTGTAATAGGTAAAGTAATAAATAAACAAATAAGTAGGATATGTATAGATTTATAAAACATATTTATTTCCTTATACATTAATTTTAATAATTGACGATCGCGCTTCTAATTTTTCCTATGATATCAATTTCATCTATTTTGCATTCAAAGGAACTGCTGCCGCCATCGACATTTAGACGACGTCCCGGCAGTCTTGTCAGATTCCTGATAGCAACCTCGCCATCAATATCAACGATCCACTTACCATCACGTACATCCTCATAATCCGAATCACAGATAAACTCTGATGCGCCATCGATCACAACAAAAGGTTTTTTTAGTTTTTCAGGCAAAAAGTTGTTGTCGAAAATGTAGTAACCATCAGGAAGTAGTTTTCCGCTTGATAAAATCTTCCTTTCGATCTCTTTTGTGTTTTCTTTTTGTGAACTTTCTTTTGAACCTTGCCCAGTAGTTAGCCACTCTAGCGACGTGCCGGTTTCAAGTGCACATTGGATTACCCATTCTGCCGGGAATGAATCACGCATATAGCGCGTGGCTAAGGTGCTTTTAGAAATGCCCAAATGATCACACAAAGCTTGTCTTGTCTTGAAACCATAGGCTTCAACCATGCGCTCTATGGCCCCACGACCGCCTTTTTCCAAATTCATGGTCACTCCAAGTGAACTTTTACCTTGACGATTTCATGATGTGATCGTATGTTTGCAGTGTTCACATAATACAAACGATCAGTATTCATCCTGATTAATCATTGCTAAAAGAGGAATGTTGCATCATGAGACCTAACATTTCAATCACTCTCATCACCCCCCACGTTACTATAGAAAGATATAGTGAACTCACTGGCTTATCTATCGACACAATTAACGACATGCTTGCAGATGGGCGTTTGCCTCGTCATCGCCTACGTAAGGATAAAAAGCGTGAAAAAGTGATGATTAACATTGCTGCGATGACGATCGATGCCCTCTCTGATTGCAACGTGACTATCAACTAGTTCCATTTTGAGACTTCACGGAGCAACTGACTATGTTTGACTATCGCATTTCAAAACATCCCCATTTCAATGAAGCCTGCCGGGCCTTCGCCCTACGACACAACATGGCGAAGCTGGCAGAGCGCGCAGGTATGAACGTTCAAACCTTGCGTAACAAGCTCAACCCGGAACAACCACACCAACTTACTGCGTCAGATATCTGGCAGTTAACCGATCTCACTGAAGACCCAACACTGGTTGATGGATTTCTGGCTCAGATTCACTGCCTGCCATGTATACCGGTAAATGAGGTGGCAAAAGAGAGACTGCCACATTACGTCATGAGTGCAACCGCAGAGATCGGGCGTGTTGCTGCAGGTGCGGTTTCTGGCGATGTAAAAACCAGTGCAGGCCGTCGCGATGCGATCAGCAGCATTAATTCTGTAACACGACTGATGGCGCTGGCGGCTGTTTCATTGCAGGCCCGTTTACAGGCTAATCCTGCGATGGCGAGTGCAGTTGATACCGTGACTGGCCTCGGTGCTTCATTCGGTTTGCTGTGAGGTGCTTATGCTGACGAAAGAACCATCATTTGCATCGCTGCTGATAAAACAAAGCCCGGCAATGCACTACGGTCACGGCTGGATCATGGGTGAGGATGGTAAACGCTGGCATCCATGTCATTCACAAGATGAATTGCTGTCTGAATTGACCACGAGGAAACGGAGAAAGTCAAAATGTATGCAGCGGAAAGTGAAATGGTTTATCAGTTTCGTTACAGAGGGGAGAGTTATTCAGTACCTGAAGATGATTTGCTCTGTTGCTATCCGTCATTGTCGGGCGATGGCAGTTACTTTTTCGCGTTAAAGGATGGGACGTTTTTACGGGGAGAGCAGGTTAAAGAGACGATACGAAAAAATGTATCTCCTCTTGAGCGTTACCGTAAGAACAAAGAACGATAGCTGCGTTTGGGGGATATGAAGTATGGCAATTAATGGCGCTGCAGCAACTGTTCCATTAAGCCCCGGTGAACGCCTGAATGGACTTAATCACATTGCGGAGTTAAGGGCGAAAGTTTTTGGCCTGAATATTGAGTCAGAGCTTGAGCGGTTTATTAAAGATATGCGTGATCCACGGGATATCAATAATGAACAAAATAAACGGGCACTGGCTGCCATATTCTTTATGGCAAAAATTCCAGCTGAACGTCATAGCATCAGCATTAATGAGCTGACCACTGACGAAAAGCGGGAGCTGATTAAAGCAATGAATCATTTTCGTGCAGTGGTGAGCTTATTTCCCAGACGGCTAACCATGCCGAATTAACCAACTAATGAAATTAATGGCGTAAACCCGCCGGGCATCCCTTTATCTAAATTCAGGAGAATTGATTATGCGTAATATTGAAACCCTCACGACTAAAACCGGACCGGATGACGCAGGGCTTAATATTTTACTGACAGAGGCTCGTCTGGAAGAACGCCGGGCAAGGGCTGAAGCAATGGCAGCTCGCCTTGATAGCCTGGCGTGTCATATCTCATCCCGTCAGCTAAACCACGTGGAAGCGGCAGAACTGCTGCGTGTGACTGCTGAAGCAATCCAGAACGAAGCGCAGGAGATCCACTAATGGCTGATGCAATGGATCTCGTACAGCAGCGCGTTGAAGAAGAACGCCAGCGCCATATCCGTGCTGCCCGTGCCAAAACGCCGGGCGTGTCCCGCGTGCTTTGCGTTGAGTGTGAAGCGCCAATTCCGCCAGCACGCCGCCGTGCCATTCCGGGTGTGCAGCTTTGCATTACCTGTCAGGAAATCGCAGAGCTGAAAGGCAAACATTACAACGGGGGTGCTGTATGAGCACCATCCTGAAATGGGCGGGAAATAAAACCGCCGTAATGTCCGAACTGAAAAAACATCTTCCTGCTGGTCCGCGACTAGTTGAACCTTTCGCGGGTTCCTGTGCTGTGATGATGGAGACGGATTATCCCTGCTATCTGGTTGCGGATATTAATCCTGATTTAATCAACCTCTATAAAAAGGTTGCCGCTGATTGTGAATCGTTTATATCTCGCGCCAAAGTTTTATTTGAGATCGCAAACAGGGAGGTGGCTTATTACAACATAAGGCAGGAGTTTAATTACTCAACTGAAATTACTGATTTCATGAAAGCGGTATATTTCCTGTATCTCAATCGTCACGGTTACCGTGGGTTATGTCGCTATAACAAGAGCGGGCATTTCAACATTCCCTACGGTAATTATAAAAATCCGTATTTCCCTGAAAAAGAAATTCGCGCTTTTGCAGAAAAAGCCCAGCGAGCAACGTTTATCTGCGCCAGCTTTGATGAAACGCTGGCGATGTTGAAGGCGGGGGATGTGGTGTATTGCGATCCGCCTTATGACGGTACGTTTTCCGGCTATCACGCTGACGGCTTTACTGAAGATGACCAGTATCACCTGGCATCCGTTCTTGAACATCGGTCATCAGAAGGACATCCGGCCATTGTTTCTAACAGTGACACATCCCTGATCCGTTCGCTGTATCGCAATTTTACTCACCACTATATCAAGGTAAAACGCAGCATCGGCGCAGTAGCTGGTGAGAGTAAATCAGCAACAGAAATCATTGCTGTTTCCGGGCCGCGCTGCTGGGTGGGATTTGATTATTCGCGTGGCGTGGATAGTTCTGCCGTGTACGGAGTACGTGCATGAGCCATGCCGATATGAGCAACTGCTGCGGCTTTAACGAGGCTGCCGCATCGTTCTCATGGAACAGCCCGAAAAAGGCCATTAACCCTTATCTGGACCCGGCGGAAGTTGCGCCGGTTTCTGCGCTTTCAAACCTGATCACTCTGTACGCTGCCGATAACGAGCAGGAACAACTGCGCCGCGAGGCACTGAGTGATCAGGTCTGGGAGCGTTATTTCTTTAATGAATCCCGTGATCCTGTCCAACGCGAAATAGAGCAGGATAAGCTCATTAGCCGGGCAAAGTTGGCGCATGAGCAGCAGCGTTTTAACCCGGACATGGTCATTCTGGCAGACGTCAGCGCCCAGCCCTCCCATATCAGCAAGCCGCTGATGCAACGTATTGAATACTTCAGCAGCCTGGGCAGGCCAAAGGCTTATTCCCGCTATTTACGTGAGACGATTAAGCCATGTCTGGAACGACTGGAGCATGTACGCGACAGCCAGCTATCTGCATCTTTTCGTTTTATGGCAAGCCATGTAGGGCTGGACGGCCTGCTGATTCTGCCTGAAATGAGTCAGGATCAGGTGAAACGCCTGTCTACCCTTGTCGCTGCGCATATGAGCATGTGCCTTGATGCAGCTTGTGGTGATTTGTATGCCACCGATGACGTTAAGCCAGAAGAAATCCGCAAGACATGGGAAAAGGTGGCAGCGGAAACCCTGCGTCTGGATGTCATCCCGCCTGCGTTTGAGCAACTCCGCCGGAAAAGAAACCGCCGTAAACCCGTGCCCTATGAACTCATTCCGGGTTCGCTGGCGCGTATGTTGTGCGCCGACTGGTGGTACCGGAAATTATGGAAAATGCGTTGCGAATGGCGGGAAGAGCAGTTGCGTGCTATCTGCCTGGTCAGCAAAAAAGCATCTCCCTATGTCAGCTATGAAGCCGTGATGCATAAACGTGAGCAGCGCCGCAAGTCACTGGAGTTTTTCCGTTCTCATGAACTGGTGAACGAAGAGGGCGACACGCTGGATATGGAAGACGTGGTAAACGCCAGCAGCAGCAACCCGGCGCACCGCCGCAATGAGATGATGGCCTGTGTTAAAGGTCTGGAGCTTATCGCGGAAATGCGCGGTGACTGCGCCGTTTTCTACACCATTACCTGTCCGTCACGTTTCCATTCCACGCTCAATAACGGCAGACCAAACCCAACCTGGACAAATGCGACGGTAAGACAAAGCAGCGATTATCTGGTCGGCATGTTTGCTGCATTTCGTAAGGCGATGCACAAAGCCGGGTTGCGCTGGTATGGCGTGCGGGTGGCTGAGCCGCATCATGACGGTACAGTTCACTGGCACCTGTTGTGTTTCATGCGCAAAAAAGACCGCCGCGCCATTACTGCATTGTTGCGTAAGTTTGCCATCCGTGAAGACCGCGAGGAACTGGGTAATAACACTGGTCCACGCTTTAAATCTGAGCTGATAAACCCGCGCAAAGGAACGCCGACAAGCTACATCGCGAAATACATCAGTAAGAACATTGACGGGCGTGGTCTGGCTGGCGAGATCAGCAAGGAAACGGGTAAATCCCTGCGTGATAACGCTGAATACGTTAATGCCTGGGCGTCTCTGCATCGTGTTCAGCAATTCCGCTTCTTTGGTATTCCGGGACGTCAGGCTTACCGTGAACTTCGCTTGCTGGCTGGTCAGGCGGCAAGGCAACAGGGTGACAAAAAAGCAGGTGCGCCGGTACTGGATAACCCGCGCCTTGATGCCATTCTGGCTGCTGCTGATGCTGGTTGTTTTGCCACCTACATCATGAAGCAGGGCGGCGTACTGGTTCCCCGCAAATATCACCTCATCAGAACCGCTTATGAAATCAACGAAGAGCCAACCGCCTATGGCGATCACGGTATTCGTATTTATGGCATCTGGTCACCCATTGCAGAGGGCAAGATCTGCACTCATGCAGTGAAGTGGAAAATGGTTCGTAAGGCCGTTGACGTTCAGGAGGCGGCAGCCGACCAGGGCGCTTGCGCCCCTTGGACTCGTGGCAATAACTGTCCCCTTGCTGAAAATTTGAACCAACAGGAGAAAGATAAATCAGCTGATGGGGACCCCAGAACGGACTTTACCCGCATGGATGACAAGGAGTTGCACGATTACCTGCACAGTATGAACAAAAAGGAGCGCCGGGAACTGGCTGCAAGGTTACGCCTGGTGAAACCGAAACGGCGTAGAGACTACAAACAGCGAATTACAGATCATCAGCGACAGCAGCTCGTCTATGAACTGAAGTCCAGAGGATTTGATGGCAGCGAGAAAGAGGTCGATTTACTCCTTCGCGGTGGCAGTATTCCGTCAGGAGCAGGCCTGCGTATCTTCTATCGGAACCAGCGTTTGCAGGAAGATGATAAGTGGCGGGATCTGTATTAATTACGCGGGTTAACAATTCGTGCTCTTAATAATACCAGGCATATCAGGCTGATGAACGTAAAAAAACGTTTTACATCAGTAAGATTATTATATACTGTAAATATAAACAGTGGTTATACGTACAGCATTGCGTGTGGTGTCATAGGAGGAAAGATGCAGGACTATTTTTTGGAGTCTTTGAAGCTCCAGCGCATTGATTTTTTTCTTAAGCTTGTAGCGGCTAGTGAGTGTAGTGATGAAGAGAAGGGGCTGGCTCTGCAGTGGGTTTCTGAATTGACTGATGAACTCATGGCAAAAATCAGAAGCCACGAATACAACCGCTCAATGGATGTCATCAGCTGAGGTGACTTTTATGCGCATTGAAATAATGATCGATAAAGAGCAGAAGATTAGCCAGTCTACACTGGACGCCCTTGAATCCGAGCTTTACCGCAATCTGCGCCCCCTGTATCCCAAAACGGTAATTCGTATCCGCAAAGGTAGCTCTAACGGTGTGGAACTGACCGGACTGCAACTGGACGAAGAAAGAAAACAAGTGATGAAAATTATGCAGAAGGTGTGGGAAGACGACAGCTGGCTGCATTAAGAAACGTTGCCCCCAGGAGGATTCATTCTGATGGGGGCTAGTTTGGGCAACGAGTGAAATAAGGTGTAAGGTCATTTTGATAAATGATCGTCTGCTTTGTGCAAGATGCAAACGTTTCTTCTGCTAACTTTTGTTAATTAACGAATGGCAGACTAATTCGCAACGGATAATCTGAATTTTGTAAGATTATGGGCATTTCTATAAAATTTACTAATAATAACCTTACAATGTACACTACCGATTGAATTTTCCATAGTTGGCCTTTGGCTCTACTTACCATCTATGTTTATGTATTTTATCAAAATGGACTAAAAATGAACAATACGTACATCAAAGACTATATAGAATATTACCTTAGCCTTACAACTGAACCTCAATACGCCATTATGCTTAAAGGTGCTTGGGGATCAGGTAAAACTTGGTTCATTGAACAAGTTCTTGAAGAATATAAGCAGAAGAATTCAGAGTTTAAATTTCTAAAAGTGAGTTTGTATGGCGTCAACTCTATTAAGCAGATTGAAGATGAGTTCTATCGTCAACTTCATCCTGTCCTATCAAACAAAGCCCTTATCTTTGGTGCAAATGTACTAAAAAATACGCTTAAGGCTACTTTCAAGATCGATCTCAATGGCGATAATAAATCTGACGTTGATGTCAATACCAATGTTCCCACCATTAATCTTAACGATTTTAGTAGAAAACCAGATGGTTTTGTGCTGGTCTTTGATGATATCGAGAGAGCTGGTATAGATTTACCAATTTTATTTGGATATATAAACCACTTTGTAGAAGTAAACGGATACAAAGCGATCTTGGTTGCCAATGAAGAAGAAATAATCAATAGAGAAAAGCGAATAAATAATGATGATGAGAAATCTAGCAGCGAATATATGAGAACAAAAGAAAAGCTTGTTGGTAAAACATTTGAAGTAACGTCAGATTTACATAGTGCTTGTAATGTTTTTTTGGGCGTAATTAGCAGTTTACACGTTGCTAATATATTTAAAGAAGATATGCAGGCCATAGAAGACATCTATGTGTCGGCGAAATATAATAATCTAAGACACTTGAGGCAGTTCTTTCTTGATGTACAACGCATCATTTCCCTTTTGGGAAATAAATATGTCAGCAACGACGATTTTATGAGGGTATTTTTCCAGCAGTTGTTAATTTTCTCGATAGAGTACCGGGGAGGGAACCTTAACTACGAGGATTTCGATTCAATCAGCAATGTTAATTATGGTATGTTTTTAGGTAAAGAGCGTACCAAAACTAAGTATGACATGATCGCCGAGAAATATTCATCTCCTGTATTAACCGAGAAGTTACTGGATGGTGCGTACTGGAGGGAGCTAATCTGTGATGGAAAGGTAACGAGTGAACTTCTCGCTCAGTTGGATATTACGCGATTTTTTAGAAGCACCGATGCCCAAGCATGGGAGTATTTGTGGAACTATCGAGAACTTAATGAAACTATGCTTAATGAGCAGTACGCCATTGCCAAGGATAATCTATTTTCAGGTAAGATCACTTCCTTAGGTGAACTCCTGATGACCGCGAGTATTTTGCTGGACATGGCGAAAGAAGGTCTAACAACAGATGATGTTCATGATCTCATAAATGAGACAAAACAGAATATAAATAATTATTATAATAGACTTAGAGCTGAAGATATACATAAGGAATATGCGCAAACGCATTATAACGAATTAAGGGCATGGCGTGGCTTTGGTTTTCTTGACAGGGATAGCGATGAATTCAAACTCATTATTGAGCATATTGAGATAGCGAAGAAGAAACGGTTTGATGAATCAATTCCGGAATTTGCGTTGCAGTTCAGCGATGAGTTGCAAAGGGGAAACTTATCGTTTGTATCTGAATTGAGTCATTCTAATAATAGGCAGTTAAATCTTCATAACGTGCCTTTTTTACACTTGGTTCCTCCTGAAGTTTTCATTGAAAGCTATAGGAAACTTGACCCAGTCCTCATGAGGAAACTGGCATTTAGCTTGCGGAATCGTTATTCTGATGGGGATGCTAGAACCAGACTGACCGAAGAATACAACTGGTTGATTAACCTAAAAGAGATAGCTGTAGATTTCACTCAAAACGCAGCCAATAACTCCTTTCAGGTTTTTCACGTAAAGTTTTTTATTGACTATGTACTAACTAGCGCAATCAAATTCTTTACTGAGGGAACTGATTAACTTTTTGTTGATTAACATAGGCAATATTATTAGAAGTACTAGGGATAGTCAGTAAAATTATTAACGTCCGCTTCGCTCAAAGCGGACTTTGTGCTTTATAAAAACGAGAGTTTTGTTTTTCAAGCGGTCATTCGGTTACGGGATTTCACTTCCCCCGTAAGTGCATGACTATGCCGCATGAGATCGCATGATCGTTTGCGGATCGTTTTTGCTAAGGCACGCCAGAACTGGTGGGATTTTGCGTAGATCATGCGCCTGCATGAAAACCGCTACATAAAGCGGGCAGGCGTGGCGGGGATACGAGCGCGCGCTTAAGGATGAATTGAAGTTGATTTAATTTTTCGACATGGATAATCTTAACTACGTATGATTATTGATAAAAAATAAACATAAACAATTGTAGCGGATCTTAAAACTTATTAGGATTAGTATGCTTAAAACAAATAAGGTATTTATTGACACACAAACGTACGTAAAGGCTGGTCTTCATTTTGAGGGGGTAGCATTTAAAGCTTTCCATGAATTATGTGCGAAAGGTGATTTAGTCTTAATTACAACTACAGTTGTAGAGAGAGAAGTAAAAGGTAAAATAGAGGAATCAATAAAGGATGCTCTGCAGGCTATAAACACAGTACAAAGAAAAGCTAGGCTTTTGAATAGTATTGATAATGGACCGCTCCATGGTTTTTTTCAGCAATTTAACGAACATGAAATTCACGAAGCAGCACAAAAAGTTTTTGATGATTTTTTGAAAGGATGTCACGCCAAATTAGCTACAATAGAAGTGATAGATCTTAATGAGGTTTTAGATAAATACTTTGGCAAAGAACCACCATTTGGGCAAAATAAGAAAAAAAGTGAGTTTCCTGATGCAATCACTTTAGCTGCGGTAGAGCGATTTGTTAATGATGAAGATGTGTATATCATTTCTGAGGATAGTGACTTAAAAAATTATTGTGATGGTAAAAACAATCTTCATCAAATTGATTCACTTGATAAGTTTCTAGGTGAATACAATACGCATACAAACGAATTAAGTAATAAATTGATGCAGTTTATCGAAAGCAAACGTGAAGACATAAGAGCGGACGTAATTGCCCAACTCAATGATGCCGATGGATATAACGTTTCAACTTGGGAAGACGCTGAATTGGATTCATTTGAAGTCGTCAATATTGATGACTTTGAACCATCAATAATTAAGATTGACAATAATTATTGTCTAGCGACCTTCTCTGTTTCTGTAGATTTTGAAGTTACTGTTTCTGGTCCAGACTTTAATAATGGGTATTGGGATAGCGAAGATAAAGTAATGATTCCAATGGAGACAACCACACGAACTGAAGTTCAAGAGATTAGTTTCGATATTGAAATTGAAGTTATGTATGAAATCGAGGATGGTGAATTAACAGATATCGCATTTGATGTGAATATTGATAAGTTATCCCGAGGGATTGAGTTCTCTATTGAAGAAAATAATTTTTAATATTAATTCGTTCATAACGGCATCATTGTGATGCCATTGGGTTTTATAATGTATATATTTCAAAATTTATAATTTCATGACCAAGCCATCTGTTTATTTCCATGAATCTTTTTTGAAGTGGTAATAGTTCATTTCTTACGAAGACGCAGCTCGCCTTCTCCACATCACCAAAACCCCCAACATTATTCGGCAAAATTCCCATCATCTGAGGCGGTACGCGGTGTGCCGCCATCATGTCATCACGGCTGACGTTCTTGATGTTCAGAAATTCATCCTTCGCCGCGACTTCTGACAACGGGATGATCTGAAGCCCGTCCTTTTTGCCGTTAGGCGAGTACATAAACAGGTTGCGGAAGTTGCCAGGGCCTTTGGCGCTTTTCATCGCATTGCGGAGGTTGTTCACATCCTCCTGGTTCTGCGCGGCATCGGTCATGTACATGATGAAGCCTGCATGGCTGCCGTTAATGTAATACTTCCGGCGGAACAGCGTGGCGGACTCGTTGAGCAGGGCTGACGGAATGGCAGAAAGATAACCTGGTAGGCCGTAGATCTCCTGGTTGATGTCAGGTTCCATCAGATGAAAAATGCTGCCTTTCGTGAACTGATACGGCTGGGTTGTCATACCGTATTGCACAAACCAGTAGGTATCCAGGTCTAACCCGCGTCGGGTGTATTTTGCCAGCGCAGGCTCAAGGGCGATAACTTCACCGAAGCGGTTCGTGCGTTTCTCCAGGTAGGCGTTACCAAATACCAGGTAGTCCTGCACAAAACGTGAAAAAGCCTGCTGACTGAGCAGCGGGTGAGGGATATAGGTACTGGTCAGAATGTTGCACTTTACTGCAATCGGGGAACTGTGATGCACGGCAGCGCGGAAGGTGCGCGCCAGTCCGTCAAAGCTGACGGGCGGCTCATACCAACGGTCCATCTGTACGCATTCCACATAGTCCAGTAATTCTCGGCGGTCCAGAACAGGAACGGGATCGCCGAAGCTGAATGCTTCGGCTGTAGTTTGACTTTTAAGCTGGATCTGATTCGTCGCCGCAGCGCGGTTCTTCTTACTCTTTCCCATCAAAAAATCTCCACAATATTGCTGGCATTGGCGGATTCGCCCTGCAGCGGTTCGTTAAACAGTGCGTGCATCGTTGCCCAGGCCAGATCGGCGTGGCTGGCTTCTTCGCTGCGGCTGGCTTCATAGGTCGGGCGGTTGCCGCTGGCGGTGGTAGCGCGACGGATTGCCATAAATGATTGCGCAATGTCGGTGTGCCCGGCGTCAAACTCCAGACGGCGGTGGCTGATAATGTCGTAGGCCTTGAGCACCAGGGCGTTTTTAACGTTGGGGTTGTAGACAAACTCCCGGACGGCAGGAAAGAATGCTTTCACGTTCTCGTAAACCCCGTGACCAACGCCGGTTGAGTCGATACCGATATAAGTCACGTTGTACTGTTCGGTCAGTTTTTTGATGGCGTCAGCCTGAGCGCGGAAGTCCATCCCGCGCCACTGGTGACGCTCAAGAATGCGGAATTTACCGCCCGGTACGGCTGGCGGTGCCACCACCACGCATCCGGCACTGTCGCCGTTCTGAGTACCTTTTGCGGGGTCATAACCGATCCATACTTCGCGCCAGCCAAACGGGCGCAGGGCCAGTGCATGAAAGTCGGTCCAGACTTCCCAACTGTCCACCATGCACGCCTGCAGTTCGCTGAGCGGGAACACGGACGCGAGATCGTCCACGAACTCACACATCAGCAGGTTCTGGTATTCGTCCGGGCTGTATTCCATGCGCAACTGGTCAAGGTCGAACAGGTTACAGCCGCCGCGCACCGCATCTTCCACGGTGACTATCTGGCGGTATTGTCCGTCTGCGCACAGCAGGCCGGGGGCCAGATTGCTGTGGGACAGGTCGATGTCCACCTTATCGGCTTTGTTGCGCCCACGGTTGAACAGCGCACCGGACCAGAACGGATAAGCACTGTGTGTCAGGCTGGATGGCGTGGAAAAATAGGTCTGTCGCCATTTTTTGTGAATAGCCATACCGGAAGCCACTTTGCGCAGCTCCTGGAATTTCGGTATCCAGAAATATTCATCCAGATACAGGTTGCCGTGATAACTCTGGGCCGTGCGGGCATTGGTGCCGAGGAAGTAAAGCGTGGCCCCGTTAGGAAGCACCATCGGATCGCCTTTCAGCTCCACCTCCACTTCTTTAGCGAAGTCGATGATGTACTGCTTAAAGACGTGGGCCTGTGCCTTGCTGGCGGAAAGGAAAATCTGGTTACGTCCGGTAAGCAGAGCGTCAATCAGGGCTTCACGGGCAAAGTAAAAGGTCGCGCCGATCTGGCGTGACTTCAGCAGGTTGCGGATGCGGTTGGTTTTTCCGGCTTCCCACCAGTGGCGCTGGTAGTTGAACATGGAGGAATGGAAGATTTCTTCCAGCTTCTCAATCTGCTCATCGGTGAAAACATTCTTTTCCGGCTGACGGCGCGGGCCTTTGTTGCGGTTGGCGACGTTAGGGTTTAAGTCGGCTTCGTTGCCGCCATTGTTAAACTTGCCGATCCGCGCGTGGCGTTCCGACTGGCGCGCCAGCAGGTCAATCTCTTTGAAATCTTTCCCTTCTTTGTGCTCCTTCATAATGAGCTGGCAGTAGCGTGCGGCGGTGGTGAGCTGCATCTGATCCAGCGGCCCATAGTCACCCCACTGCGCGTTTTTTCCAGCTGTGAACGGTTGCAACTTTCTCGCCCAGCATTTCAGCAATGCGGGCTACGCGGTATCCCTGAAAGTACAGCAGCATGGCCTGCCGACGGGGATCGAGATCTGCGGGTGTCAGTGTGGTGTTCATGGAACAAACCTACAGCCTTGAATGAAGGCTTTCCCCGCCTGCGGTTTGTGTGGTTGTCGGTACAAATACCGCGCATTGTTTCACTGCCCCTATCACCGCAACCATAAGGCTCCAGTAAGTTTTTTCTAACGGAGCACGGCTCATGACAGTGAAAGCAAAGCGTTTTCGCATCGGGGTGGAAGGTGCCACCACCGACGGACGCGAAATCCAGCGTGAATGGCTGGAACAGATGGCAGCCAGCTACAACCCGGCGGTGTATACCGCGCTGATTAACCTTGAGCACATCAAGTCTTATCTTCCGGACAGCACCTTTAACCGCTACGGCAAGGTGACGGCGCTGTTTGCTGAAGAAATCACGGAAGGTCCGCTGGCAGGCAAGATGGCGCTGTATGCCGACGTTGAGCCAACGGAGTCCCTGGTGGAACTGGTGAAAAAAGGCCAGAAATTATTCACCTCTATGGAAGTCAGCCCGAAGTTTGCTGATACGGGCAAAGCCTACCTGGTCGGCCTGGCTGCCACTGATGACCCTGCCAGTCTGGGCACTGAAATGCTGACATTCAGCGCCAGTGCAGCCCATAACCCGCTGGCAAACCGCAAGCAGAATCCCGCCAATCTTTTTACCGCTGCAGAGGAAACGGTGATCGAACTGGAAGAAATCCAGGATGACAAACCGTCCCTGTTTGCCCGTGTCACGGCGCTGTTCACCAAAAAAGAGCAGTCCGATGACGCCCGGTTCTCTGATGTGCATAAGGCCGTGGAACTGGTCGCCACTGAGCAGCAGAACCTGAGTGCGCGCACCGAAAAATCCCTGTCTGAGCAGGAAGAACGCCTGTCTGAGCTGGAGACTGCCCTGCAGGCACAGCAGACCGCCTTTAACGAACTGGTGGACAAGCTGAGCCATGAAGACAGCCGCCAGGACTACCGCCAGCGTGCAACAGGCGGTAACGCCCCCGCTGACACTCTGACCAATTGCTGATGGAGCACAAAACCTGATGAAGAAGAATACCCGCTTTGCTTTTAACGCTTACCTGCAGCAACTGGCGCGTCTGAACGGTGTGGCAGTTGAAGAACTGTCCAGCAAGTTCACCGTAGAGCCGTCCGTGCAGCAGACATTGGAAGACCAGATCCAGCAGTCCGCCGCTTTCCTGACGCTGATTAACGTCACGCCAGTGACTGAGCAGTCCGGTCAGCTGCTGGGGTTGGGAGTTGGCAGCACCATTGCCGGAACCACTGATACCACCGCGAAAGAGCGTGAACCTGTCGATCCGACGCTGATGGTCGATGTGGAATATAAATGCGAGCAGACCAACTTTGACACGGTACTGACCTACGCGAAGCTGGACCTGTGGGCGAAGTTTCAGGATTTTCAGGTGCGTATCCGTGACGCCATCGTGAAACGTCAGGCACTGGACCGCATCATGATCGGCTTTAACGGCGTGAAGCGTGCGAAAACCTCCAACCGTAGCGAAAACCCGCTACTGCAGGATGTGAATAAAGGCTGGCTGCAGAAAATCCGTGAGGATGCACCGGATCACGTCATGGGCAGCACCACCACGGGCGGTGAAACCACACCGGGTGCGGTGAAAGTCGGGAAAGGTGGCGAATATGCCAACCTGGACGCCGTAGTGATGGATGCCGTCAATGAGCTTATCGATGTGGTCTACCAGGACGATGACGATCTGGTGGTGATTTGCGGTCGTGAACTGCTGTCTGACAAGTATTTCCCGCTGGTCAACAAAGAGCAGGAAAACAGTGAAAAACTGGCTGCCGATATGATCATCAGTCAGAAACGCATGGGTGGCCTGCAGGCCGTACGTGCGCCGTTCTTCCCGCCGAATGCGCTGCTGATCACCCGTCTGGATAACCTGTCCATCTACTGGCAGGAAGACACCCGCCGCCGTTCGGTTATCGACAACCCGAAACGTGACCGGATTGAAAATTTTGAATCCGTTAACGAAGCCTACGTGGTTGAGGACTACCGCTGCGCCGCACTGGTGGAAAACATCCAGATTGGCGACTTCAGCGCCGCCGCAGCAGAAGCCGGAGCGTAAACCATGAGCCTGAGTCCCGCACGGCAGCATCGCCTGCGCGTTCAGGCTGAACAGGCCGCCCGCGAGGGCGGCAGCGTTCGCCACGCGTCGGGCTATGACCTGATGCTGCTGCAACTGGCGGAAGACCGCCGCCGTCTCAAGGGCGTTCAGTCCACGGTCAAAAAAGCGGAAATCAAGGTGGAGCTGCTGCCGAAGTACGCTGCCTGGGCGGAGGGTGTCCTGGCTGCCGGAGGCGCTCAACAGGATGACGTGCTGATGTACGTGATGCTGTGGCGCATTGATGCCGGAGATTATGCCGGGGCGCTGGAGATCGGGCGTCATGCCCTGCGTCATGGCTGGGTGATGCCGCTGGGTAACCGCAACGTGCAGACCGTGCTGGCAGAGGAAATGGCAGACGCCGCGCAGAGCGCAATGCTTGCCGCCATCGGCTTTGATGCCGATCTGTTGCTGCAGACACTGGAGCTGACAGACGGTCTGGATATGCCGGACCAGTCACGGGCGCGTCTGCATAAAGCGATTGGCGCTGTCCTGAGTGAAAGCAATCCGGCTTCCGCCCTTAATCATCTCAACCATGCGTTACAGCTCGATCCCCGCTGTGGCGTGAAAAAAGACAAACAGCAGCTGGAGCGCAGACTGCGCAATGACAGCCGCTGACAGAACGTGCCCCCGCGCACGGGCGGCACGGGGTGGCGAAAGGCATAGCCACATCAAAACCCCGTCCACCGCCCTCTATTTCAGGAGGAAGCAGCATGAAGTTTGTTGCGCCAGAACAGGCACCGGAACAGGCGGAAATCATCAGAAATACGCCGTTCTGGCCTGATGTGGACCTGTCGGAGTTTCGCAGCGTGATGCGCACTGACGGCACGGTGACGCAGCCGCGTTTAAAGCAGGTTGCGCTGTCGGCAATTTCGGAGGTCAACGCAGAGCTGTATGAGTTTCGCAGACGCCAGCAGATGCTGGGGTATGTCTCGCTGGCAGAGGTTCCTGCAGAACAGCTGGACGGGAAAAGTGAGCGCATTCAGCACTATTTCAACGCGGTTTACTGCTGGGCACGCGCCATGCTCAACGAACGTTACCAGGACTATGACGCCACGGCATCCGGTGTGAAGCGGGGCGAGGAACTGGCGGAAGCCAGCGGTGATTTATGGCGTGACGCCCGCTGGGCCATCAGCCGGGTGCAGGACGCGCCGCACTGCACAGTGGAGCTTATCTGATGAAAGTGCGTGCGCATCAGTATGACACGGTGGACGCGCTTTGCTGGCGTCATTACGGGCGCACGCAGGGTGTCACGGAGCAGGTACTGAAGGCAAATCCGGGGCTTGCCGAATACGGCCCCTTTTTACCTCACGGGCTGCAGGTGGAGCTGCCGGACATTCCGACCACCACCACCGTGCAGACCGTCCAGCTATGGGACTGAATTATGACGCTTGAGCGAATCAGCGCCTTTATCACGTATTGCATCGCCGTCGTGCTGGCCTGGCTGGGCGATTTGTCCATCAAGGATGCCTCAACGCTGGGCGGCCTGATGATCGGTGTGCTGATGCTGGCTATCAACTGGTACTACAAACACAAAGCCTACCAGCTTCTGCGCGACGGGCAGATCACGCGGGAGGACTATGAATCCATCAATCGTTAAACGCTGCCTTGTCGGGACCGTGCTGGCTATTGCTGCCACGCTGCCGGGTTTTCAGCAGCTTCACACCTCCGTGGAGGGGCTGAAACTGATTGCCGATTACGAAGGCTGTCGTCTGCAGCCGTATCAGTGCAGCGCGGGTGTCTGGACCGACGGCATTGGTAATACGTCGGGCGTCATTCCCGGCAAAACCATTACGGAGCGACAGGCAGCGGAAGGGCTGATCTCCAACGTGCTGCGTGTGGAGCGGGCGCTGGAAAGGTGTGTGAAGCAACAGCCGCCGCAGAAGGTGTATGACGCGGTGGTGTCGTTTGCCTTCAACGTGGGAACGGGCAATGCCTGCAGTTCCACGCTGGTGAAATTACTCAATCAGCGGCGCTGGGCGGATGCGTGCCGACAGTTGCCGCGCTGGGTTTATGTAAAAGGTGTGTTTAATCAGGGGCTGGATAACCGCCGTGCGCGGGAGATGGCCTGGTGTTTACAGGGAGCAAACTGAAATGAAAAAGAAATTAATCAGCGGACTGTTTCTGATGTTATGGATGGCGCTGTTAATCGCAGCAATGGTGTATCCGCAGGGGATTTTTCCGGTACTGGCAGCGTCCGGCGTTTGGGTAGCCTGTTTGCTGACATGGGCGGTAATTCCGGTAGCACTGGCTGCGTTAATTAAGAATGGCCCGCTCTGGCAGGAGTTAAGGGCATCTTTGCTGAAGACAATTACCCGAAAAGAAAACGTATTTATCAGTTGGGTGATGCGATTGCTGATTGTCGTCAGTCTCGCCTGGACGGGGTGGGCTATTACCCTGGTCTTTTATCTACTGACCGTTATTGCCTTCTGGATCACCCGTAATCAGATGGCGCAACAGGTAGCAGCATGAACCGGTTGCTGCTGGTTGTGCTGGCGTTATTACTGGCGGCGCTGGGCTGGCAGACGTGGCGGCTGGCTGATGCCAGCCAGACCATTAGCACGCAGGCAGACGAGCTGCAGAGCAAAAGTCAGGCACTGGCAAAGAGCAACAGCCAGCTTATTAGCCTGTCCATTCTGACTGAAACCACTAACCGGGAGCAGGCGCGGCTCTATGCCGAAGCAGAACAGACCAGCGCGCTGCTGAGACAACGACAACACCGGATCGAGGAACTGAAACGTGAGAACGAGGATTTACGCCGTTGGGCTGATACTCCTTTGCCTGCTGACATTATCCGGCTGCGGGAACGTTCGGCACTCACCGGAGGTGCAGCTTATCGTCAGTGGTTGTCCGCGAGTGACACCGTGTCGGCTGGATCAGGCAGCGCCGCGCACTAACGGTGATCTAAACGCGTTGTTGGATGAAACGGAGGCCGCCTGGGCGGTCTGTGCAGACAAAGTGGACATGATTATTGCGTGTCAGGAGCGAAACAGTGAACAAACCACAATCCCTGCGCCACGCCCTCAATAAAGCGGTTCCTTATGTCCGCAATAACCCGGACAAACTGCATCTGTTTGTGGATAACGGTTCGCTGGTTGCCACGGGGGCCAGCTCCATGTCATGGGAGTACCGTTACACCCTGAACGTGGTGATAGAGGATTTCAGCGGCGACCAGAATCTGCTGATGGCCCCGGTTTTACTGTGGCTTCGGGATAACCAGCCCGATGCCATCAATAACCCGGCGTTACGGGAAAAGCTATTCACCTTTGATGTGGATATTTTGCGCAACGATGTCTGTGATATCAGCCTTAACCTGCAACTGACGGAACGTGTGCTGGTCAGCACTGACGGCAGTGTGTCGAGCGTTGAAGCTGTAGCAGAACCCGATGAACCTGAAGAAATGTGGACGGTGAAACGTGGCTGAACTGCAGAAGGTGGACGACTGGCTGAGTGCCTTGCTGGCGAATCTGGAACCAGCCACGAGAAGCCGCATGATGCGCCAGCTGGCGCAGGAACTGCGCCGGACACAGCAGCAGAATATCAGGATGCAGCGCAATCCAGATGGCAGCAGTTATGAACCGCGCAGGGTAACAGCACGTAGCAAGAAGGGGCGCATCAAACGTCAGATGTTTGCAAAGCTGCGCACCACAAAATACCTGAAAACTGCCGCCAGCGCCGACTCTGCCAGCGTACAGTTTGAAGGCAAGGTGCAGCGTATTGCCCGTGTTCACCATTACGGCCTGCGAGATCGCGTCAGTCGTAAGGGACCGGAGGTGCGTTACGCAGAGCGTCGCCTTCTGGGTGTAAATGATGATGTTGAGGCAATGACCCGTGACATGATTCTGCAATGGCTGGCGGGGTGATCTTTGTATCAGCACTGATACAAGTTGCAGCACTGCCGCCTTTCTTCCCCTGATGGCAACCTTTCCCTATGAACGCACAATTAACCGAAATCATGCGCCTTATCACCAACCTGATCCGCACAGGGGTAGTCACCGAAGTGGACAGGGAAAACTGGCTTTGTCGGGTGAAAACGGGCGAGCTTGAAACCAACTGGATCAGCTGGCTGACGCTGCGTGCCGGGAATGCCCGTACATGGTGGCGACCATCGGAAGGTGAGCAGGTGGTGCTGCTGAGTCTGGGCGGCAATCTGGAAACCGCCTTTGCGCTGCCCGCTGTCTATTCGAATCAGTTCGCACCACCGTCGACGTCGGCGGACGCCTGCGTGACAGAACATCCTGACGGTGGCTGGTTTGAATACGAACCCGCCACCGGGCGCTGGTATGTCAGGGGCATCAAATCAATGGTCATTGAGGCTGCTGACAACATCACCATGAAAACCAGTGAGTTTGTACTGGAGGCTGACCGCACGCGCATTAACAGCGAAGTGGTGATCAATGGTGGCGTTACCCAGGGCGGCGGAGCGATGAGTTCTAACGGGATCGTGGTTGATGCGCATCAGCATACTGGCGTCCTGAAAGGCGGCGATACAACCGGAGGCCCGGTATGACGCTTTATAGCGGGATGAACAATACCAGCGGCAAAGTCATTACTGATATTGATCATCTGCGCCAGTCGGTGCGGGACATTCTGCTGACACCGCAGGGTAGCCGTATTGCCCGCCGGGAATATGGTTCCCTCCTGTCGGTTTTAATAGATCAGCCACAAAATCCGGCATTACGCCTGCAGGTCATGTCGGCAGTGTATGTGGCGCTGAGTCGCTGGGAGCCACGGCTGACGCTGGATTCCATCACCATCAACAGCAACTTTGACGGTTCTATGGTGGTGGAGCTGACCGGGCGGTGGAATAACGGTGTGCCTGTGTCCCTTTCCGTATCAACAGGAGCAGAGAATGGCAGTGATTGACCTTTCGCAGTTGCCTGCACCGCAGATTGTGGATGTGCCGGACTTTGAGACGCTGCTTGCCGAACGCAAGGCAGAATTTGTGGCGCTTCATCCGAAAGATGAGCAGGAAGCCGTGATCCGAACGCTGGAACTGGAATCTGAACCCGTCACTAAATTGTTGCAGGAGAACGCTTACCGTGAGTTACTTCTGCGCCAGCGCATTAACGAAGCCGCGCAGGCGGTGATGGTGGCTTACGCGATGGGCGGCGATCTTGACCAGCTCGCTGCCAACTACAACGTGACACGCCTGACGGTGACGCCTGCTGATAATGATGCTGTGCCGCCCGTTGCAGCTGTGATGGAAAGCGATGAAGCGTTACGCCTGCGTGTGCCTGCAGCCTTTGAAGGGCTTTCTGTTGCGGGGCCAACTGCAGCTTATGAATTTCATGCCCGAAGCGCCGACGGTCGGGTGGCGGATGCCAGTGCAACCAGCCCGGCACCTGCAGAGGTGGTGCTGACTGTCCTTAGCCGCGAAGGCGATGGAACTGCAGAAAAAGACCTGCTGGACGTGGTGGAAAAAGCTCTGAACAGTGAGAACGTCCGCCCGGTGGCTGACCGTCTGACGGTTCGCAGCGCAGAAATCATCCCGTATCGCGTGGAAGCCACCATTCTTCTCTATCCGGGACCGGAAGCAGAGCCGGTAATGGCAGCGGCAAAAGCCAGCCTGCAGAAGTACATCGCCAGTCAGACGCGTCTTGGTCGGGATATTCGCCGTAGCGCCATCTTTGCCGCCCTGCATGTTGAGGGTGTGCAGCGTGTGGAGCTGGCTTCTCCTCTGGCGGATGTGGTCCTGAACAAAACACAGGCGGCATCATGTACGCAGTGGAGCGTAACCAACGGAGGAACGGATGAATAGTCTGCTGCCACCGGGTTCAACTTCACTGGAGCGCCGACTGGCGCAAACCTGTAGCGGGATTTCTGATCTGCAGGTGCCGCTGCGTGACTTGTGGAATCCGGCTACCTGCCCGGTCAGCTTCCTGCCTTATCTCGCCTGGGCGTTCTCTGTGGATCGCTGGGACGAGGGCTGGACAGAAAGCGTCAAACGCCAGGTAGTGAAGGATGCTTTTTATATTCATCAGCATAAAGGAACCACCAGTGCCGTGCGGCGGGTGGTGGAACCGTTCGGATTCCTGATCCGCATTATTGAGTGGTGGCAGACCGGAGAGGCTCCGGGCACGTTTCGCCTGGATATCGGCGTGCAGGACCAGGGCATCACTGAAGATACCTATCTGGAACTTGAGCGACTGATAAGCGATGCCAAACCATGTAGCCGCCACATGATCGGCATGTCCATCAATCTGCAGACCAGCGGCCCGCATTGGGTGGGAGCCGCCAGCTATCTTGGCGAAGAAATCACGATCTATCCGTATATCAACGAAACAATTATTTCTGGCGGCACCGCGCATGAAGGCGGGGCGGTCCATGTTATTGACACAATGAGAGTGAATCCATGAGCACAAAATTTTATACCCTGCTGACGGATATTGGCGCGGCGAAACTTGCCAGCGCCGCCGCGCTCGGTGTGCCGCTAAAAATTACCCATATGGCGGTCGGCGATGGCGGCGGAGTATTGCCAACGCCAGACTCAAAGCAGACTGCACTGGTAAATGAGAAACGCCGGGCTGCGCTGAATATGCTTTATATCGACCCGCAGAACAGCAGCCAGATTATTGCCGAACAGGTGATCCCTGAAAACGAGGGCGGTTGGTGGATTCGTGAAGTGGGCCTGTTTGATGAGTCCGGGGCATTGATTGCCGTGGGCAACTGCCCGGAAAGCTATAAGCCGCAACTGGCTGAAGGTAGCGGGCGCACTCAGACCGTGCGCATGGTGCTGATTACCAGCAGCACGGACAATATCACCCTGAAAATCGACCCTGCTGTAGTGCTGGCAACCCGTAAATACGTGGATGATGAAGTCCTGGAATTAAAGCTGTATGTGGATGACCAGATGAGAAACCACATTGCCGCACAAGATCCTCATACCCAGTATGCGCAGAAACATAATCCGACATTTACCGGAGAACCAAAAGCGCCGACGCCTGCAGCAGGAAATAACACCACGCGGATTGCGACCACTGAGTTTGTTCAGGCCGCTATTACTGCTCTGATTAACGGTGCGCCAGCCACGCTGGACACACTGAAAGAAATTGCCGCAGCCATTAACAATGACCCGAAATTCAGTACCACCATTAACAATGCGCTGGCACTAAAAGCGCCGCTGTCGAGTCCGGCACTCACCGGAACGCCAACAGCACCTACTGCGGCGCAGTCGGTCAACAATACACAGATTGCCACTACGGCTTTTGTGAAATCGGCGATTGCAGGAATGGTGGGTTCTGCACCTGCGGCACTGGATACACTGAACGAACTGGCGGCGGCACTGGGGAATGATCCGAACTTTGCCACGACAATGCTTAATGCGCTGGCAGGTAAACAACCGCTGGACAATACGCTTACCAATTTGAGTGGAAAGGATGTAGCTGGTCTTCTCACATACCTTGGTTTGGGAGAATTATCTCTGGCTGGCACTGCATCGGGTGTCATTGGTCTGAATGGGTATGTAACGATTCCGTTAATTATTTCAGGTTCCCGGAGAACACTGATTATTCAGTGGGGGCAGGCGAGATTTGGTGGGTCTGGTGGTGAAGATGCCGGATATCTTAATGATTTTCCTTTTGCCTTTCCGTCAGCATGTTATGGGGTGATAGTTAGTCATGTGGGGTATACACCTTCAGGCGCAGGAATCCTGTCGGCTTCTGCAATTACATCAAATCAGTTCCGCGGTTTTCTAAGCGATAGCGACTGC